ATGAGTCAATGCTAACATAGCCCAGGAACTTAATGCACCCATCGGTTGACCAACTGCATAGTTGATCCCCTTTCCTTTCGGTAACCCATAACTATCAACTTTATCAGTTGAAGGAATTACATACTCTCTTGAAACTAATAGTTTAGACCAAGCAGAACCGAAACTTTCATTATTAGTTAAAACATCTAAGATGTTTGACTGAATAATTAAAGGTAATCGATCTGTGGCCGCTGTTAAATCAATTGAGTAAGCTTGCCCAACTTTAGTAGCTTTGACTTGAGATCTTCTAAAAGAAGAATCTTGATCAAAGGTACCATCGTTAGGAAGTTTTCTTAACAATTTAAAGATACTTTGATGCAAAGGTTCTAAAACACTTTGTGTCCAAATATCAACAATTGCAAAGATACGTAATTTCCCTGCAGCTTCTTCTTTAAAGGCAAATTGAGCCCCTCGAAGAGGAGTACTCAAAGCAGCTGGAGATATATATCCCAGATGCCCTTTCTTAGTCCCAGGAATTTTCGTAGAAGTCATCTCATCAATAGATGAAGAGTAAGAGAAAGAACCCTTAACAGGAATTCTAGCTCCCGCTCCTAATAAATTGAATAGTAATTCAATACTAGAGTCGAACTTCGAGGAAAGACCTGAAGATTTAGAAACTTTACAATAATCTTTGAAAATGGTATAATCTTGTTCAGATTGTGCCCACCAACAAAGGTCAGTAAAGTAAGAAGACATTGCATTATAGAAATTGGGTCCCGATGATTGGGAATTAACAATGTAGTTAGCTGACGTCCGGATATCACTAGGTTTTATACCTGGTAATATTTTCCATAATCTTTCGAAAACGAACCATTTAAACTGTCTAATTATTTCTTGCTCACCCTTATAAGGGTCAGTAATAGTATTTAGTTTAGGTTTAATGGGTGCTGATAATACTCGGTAAACATTAAATAATGTTAACCAGTATCTCGTCACACCTAAGTGCCCTTCTCGAATTAATCGACGGTCTTGACTAGGAATAATCCCAGGAAGACCATTAATTAATCGAGGAAGAGGCATATCAGGTTCCGCTTCTCTAAGAGAACGGTACGGTGATCCAGCTAAAAATCGCTGAAGTGCAACGGAGTTCCCCTTTAACCATTTAATGGTAAAAGAAGCACCATGATGTCTAAATAATTTAAACACATGTTGCATAAAGTTATTGAATAGTTTGATTCGAGAAGCGACTTTAACTCTTCCCAAAGAAAGTATGGATATTCTCCATGCTTCTTTAAGAAGAGCTCTTAATGTAGATTTATCTTCATTAAGGGCAAACATACTAGCTCCTATACCTGCTACTTTAGCTTTAAGTGTAGCCTTATTCAAATGGAATATCCATTTTCTTGAAGAAGAATTTGTTTGTTTCATTGTTTAAGTTATATTTAAAGTTAAATTAGTAAGTGGTATCTAATATTCCGCTGTTCCTCTTACGAGGGACGGCAGTTTGTAAAGGTGCCACCTTATCAGAACAGTTCGTTAAATAAATGAACTACCTGTAGCCTGATTTCTGTTTTACAGATCAGATAACTGGTACTAGGACCTTTCGGAAAACGACAGGAAGTCGAATGGGTATGCTCGTACGGGC